CTGGTTCAACTTGGACTCCAATAACGTCGACACCACCATCACGGCCAACGGCACCACCGGGTACACCATGATGCAGGCGCCGGTCATGTTCGTGCGTGGCAGGTTGGTGTCGCTCTCGGGAGGCACCCCTAGCGTCGTGTTCAAGGTCGCCATTTCACGTCAAGGTTGAACCATGCAGATCCTGGGTCCGAAGCGCCTTAACAGAGCTCTGGGGCGCAACCTGGCGGACAAAGGCGGGGCCACTGACTTGTTCAGCTCCGCACCCCTGGACCTGCGCTTTGCCCAGCTCAAGACCTTGGACCCCCGGATCACCTTCACCCGCGCCAGTACCGGCACTTACGTCGGCAGCGATGGGTTGGTTAAGACGGCCACCACCAACGAGGCACGCTTCGACCACAACCCGACCACAGGTGAAAGCCTTGGCCTGCTGGTGGAAGAGGCCAGGACGAACCTGCTGCTCAACAGTGCAACTCTCAGCACTCAATCAGTCACAGTAGCTGCTGCTGCTAATACGTTGTCTTTTTATGGCACTGGAACAGTTACGTTGACAGGTGTTAGCACGGCTGGCCCCTTGGTAGGGACTGGCGCGAATAATCGTGTGTCTTTAACTTTTACACCAACTGCTGGCGTATTGGTATTAACAGTATCAGGCTCAGTCACCAACGCCCAACTAGAAGCCGGCGCCTTCCCCACCTCCTACATCCCCACCACAACCGCAACCGTCACCCGCGCTGCTGATGTGGCGAGCATTACGGGGACGAACTTCAGCTCTTGGTACAACCAGACGCAGGGGGCGTTTTTTGTGGATAGCAATCAAGCAAGTGTTACGGGAACCCTTAGAATGGTTTCCGCTAATGACAATACAAGCACAAATAGAATTAACCTTACCAGAACATCTGCTTCTGGTGGCAACATTAACTTTGTTGTTACCAATGCTGGCACTAATCAAGTTAATGGCGTAATTTTAGGAAGCAGTCTTGCTGCCGGAACATCGAACAAAGTTGCTGCTGGTTACAAAGCTGCTGATTTTGGTGGCAGTGTTAACGGTCTAACTCCTGTAACTCAAAGCACTGGAACGGTACCCAGTTCTTTAACACAATTAACTATTGCCAACGGAGATGCCCTGGGCACGACCCCAGTGACCGGCACCATAAAGCGCCTCACTTACTGGCCCGTCCGCTTGCCTAACCCCACCCTCCAAGCCATCACCCAACCATGACGCAGTTCCTACGATTTCCCGATGAATCCGCCTGGCTCACTGCTGCCACTGATGCTGGGTTCATGGCCGACGACACGCTGGCCGCCTACACCCACGACCGTGCGATCGACGTGGTTGGCGAGATCACTGACATGGATGGGTTCCATGTGAACGTCATCGGTGAGCTGCCGACCGGGTGGGGCGAGTTCTTGGTGACCCCTGAGCAGCCGTATCGGGTGTTTGCGTGACCACTGGTTGGGTTGGCCTGCCAGAGCCCCTGTCGTCTGACTTTCGGTACTTCCTGGTCGTCGTCTGGCGACACCTGAACCTGCCAGACCCAACCCCAATCCAACTCGACATCGCTGCGTACATGCAGCACGGATCCAAGCGCAGGATCGTCGAGGCGTTTCGAGGCGTCGGTAAGTCCTGGATGGCCGCGGCCTATGTGCTCTGGCTGCTCCGGCGGAACCCCCAGCTCAAGATCATGGTCGTGTCGGCCTCCAAGACCCGGGCCGATGACTTCACCATGTTTTGCTTGCGGTTGATCCGTGAGATCCCGATGCTCCAGTGCCTTGAGCCGGACCGGGATGAGCAACGATCATCCGTCAACCGGTTCGACGTCAGGCCCGCGATCCCTGATCAGAGCCCATCAGTCAAAGCCGTGGGGATCTTTGGTCAGCTGACGGGGTCCCGGGCCGACTTGATCCTCCCGGACGACGTCGAGACCCCCACCACGGCGTGGTCCGTTGGGATGCGGGAGAAGCTGCTGTCTGCTGTCGGTGAGTTCAACGCGATCCTGAAGCCCGGCGGCGAGATCATGTTCCTTGGGACCCCCCAGACCGAGGAGTCCGTCTACAACAAGCTGGCTCAACGCGGGTACCAGGTGTGCATCTGGCCCGCCCGGTACCCCGAGAAACCAGCCCGGTACGGGGAGTCCCTGGCCCCAGTGATCATGGATGGTTGCCCGGAGCTCACGGGTCAACCGACAGACCCAGCTCGCTTCAACGAGATGGACCTGCTCGACCGGGAGACGTCGTACGGCCGGTCGGCGTTCGCGTTGCAGTTCCAGCTGGACACCAGCCTCAGTGATTCCGAGCGGTTCCCCCTGAAGCTGGCGGACCTGATCGTGCTCGAGGTGTCGGACCACGGGCCCGAGAAGGTGGTGTGGAGCTCTGGGGCCGAGTATCGCGTCAGCGACCTGCCGACCGTCGGGTTCAGCGGGGATTATTTCTACCGGCCGGCGTACATCCACGGCACCTGGCTGCCGTTCGACGGCTGTGTGATGTTCATTGACCCGTCTGGCCGCGGCCTGGACGAGACGGCGTACGCGATCGTGGCCCACCTGAACGGCAACCTGTTCCTGCTGGAGTCCGGTGCGTTCCGTGAGGGCTACACAGAGCCCGTTCTGCAGGGTCTAGCTGCCGCTGCAAAGCGCCAGAAGGTGAACCTGATCCTCTTGGAGGACCAGTTTGGCCAAGGCATGTTGGAGAGCCTGCTGAAGCCGTACCTGCAGGTGCAGCATCCGTGCAGCATCGAGACCGTCAGGTCCAACGTGCAGAAGGAGCGCCGGATCATTGCGGCTCTTGAGCCCGTCCTGAACCAGCACCGCTTGATCGTCAGCAGATCCGTCATCGAGGGGGACGCCAAGGGCCGAGACGACGAAGCGGTCGAGAAGCGTTTGGCGTACCAGCTCTTTCACCAGCTCACCCACCTCACCGTCGACCGCGGGTGCCTGGCCCACGACGACCGTCTCGACGCTTTGGCTGGCGCCGTTCAATACTGGAACGAGTCACTGGCGATTGATGAAGACCTTGCCATCCGGGAACGACAGTCAGAGCTCTGGGACCTTGAGCTTCAGGCGTACATGGGGAACCTTGAAGGCGCTCTTGACCGAAACCTTTTGGGGGGCAGTATTACAGATCTTGCTGCGGCCCCGGCCACCGGCGGCTGGATGCGCGTTAAACGCTGAACCGCCAAGGCCCAAGGCCTGGGTCATCCGGCTTCCCAGTGAGTTTGTGATCTACAAGGGGGCCAATGACTTGTGCTCGTTTCAGACCGTCGTGATAGCCACCACGGCCCAGATGGCGTGGGAGGTGGCGTTTGAGTCCGACGTCTGGGAGCAGCTGCCCTGGGCCGTCGATAAAGTTCAGGTGTTCCCAAAGATTCCAGTGACCGCAGATGTCGACTATTCGCCTGGCTGATGCCGCCAAGCACGACGAAGGCCTGCCGCATCAGCTGGCAGCCTGGAACGCCCTGCAAGAAACCCTGAGCCCCAAGCAGCTGGATGACTTTGCAACCCTGTACCGTGCCGCTCCAGCGCCCAAGGTGGGCCTGTTCCAGCCCGGCTCCCCGTTCTCGCACAAGCTGACCCCCAACGTCACCTACGGGGAGTTCACGCAGCAGTCAGAGGCACGTCGGTTCACGGCGCAGCACCAGTGCGACACGGCCCTGCTGCTGGCCCAGTTTGTCCAGAAGGCCCGGGACCACTTTGGTGGCCCTGCGATCATCACCAGCGGCCACCGTCCGCCCAAGATCAACGCCCAGGTCGGTGGTGCCAGCCAGTCCGAGCACCTCTACGACGCCCCCAGTACAGGTGCCGTCGACTTCTACATCGACGGGGCCTCGGTTTACGCCCTGCAGGCTTGGGCCGACAAGGAGTGGCCGTGTTCCTTGGGGTACGGGGCACCCAAAGGCTTCATCCATGTCGGGATGCGCCCCGGGCGACCCCGCATCCGTTGGGACTACTGACCGCGACGCTTGACGCCAGCTTGAGACAGCGCAATCGCTAGGGCCTGGCGGGGATTCTTTACCACCGGGCCCCCTTTTCCGCTGTGCAAGCCACCGGACTTGTATTCGCGCATGACCTTGCCGATTTTTGCCTCGGCCTTGCTCTTGCCTTTCATCGTTTTACGAGCGGTGTGACGACGCCAGCCAGGATCTCAATGGCCCTGTACAGCTTCACGGCCATTCTGCTGTACTTGCCAAGAAACTCGTCGTCCTTGGGGGTGGGCGTCAGGTTCACAATGGCCACTGCAGCGCCGTGGATGGCGATCGCAACGGCAACGTACTCAGCGATCCGGGGGGTCATGGAGGTTCGGTAGCTGCGGCCCAGTCTGGCAGCCCCGGGACAGGTTGCTAGCGGCTTCCTTGGCTAACCATCGGGCTTTGGTGGCTTCGTTGTGCCAGGCCACGTTCAGTCTTTCTGCCATGGCCAGCAGGCCGGCCCAGTCGCCAGCCCCATGCAGGGCCAGAAGGGCCCGCTGCACCCGTTCCTGGCGCAGCTCCAGCTCAAGGCTCTGTTCGATGGGGTTCAACGCTTGCGCTCAATGACCCGAAGGCGTTCTTCGTGGTCCTGCAGCATGATCTGCATCGCGCCCAGGATCGTGGTGGTCTTGGCCTCGAACCGGCCTAGCCCCCCGGCGATCCGCCAGAGGGCCGCTACGCCAGCCCCGCCAAGGCCTAGGACGGCGATAACGGTGGCTGGGTCCATGGCTGGCGCTGTCGTCGATCTACCTTAGCGCCCCTGTCCACGGGTCTTTTTACGCCCGTGGCTTGGTTTGGACCGAAGGCCTTGGCCCTGGTGGGTCTTCTTCGGTGCCCCTGAAACATGGGTCGTCTTGGTTGGGGAGGTTTTAGGTTTGGCCATGGTTAGCAGTCCACGGCATCAGCAAACTCGGGAAGGGACTTGAGGTACTCGTAGGCTTGCTTGATGGGGTTAGGGCCGTCTAAGTCAAGCGGGAACTCGTAGTACTTGACGGCCAGAGCAGGGCCTGGTTGCCCGCTGGTCAAGGTAACCGATGCCGTCAATTTTTGCTTGTTGCCAGATACGCCAACCACCTTGATATACAAGGGATTGGTCGTAATGGTTTCCTCTCCAAGCTCGTAGACAAGGCCGTTGCCGCTAATTGTCTTGATGCCTGTGATGTCAATAGAATGTGTTAAGGCCATGGGTCTGGTTGCTAGATGGTGTTTACGTTGACAAGCTTACTGCAACAAGGTAATTGCAGCACTGATTGTCCTGTTTCCGCCGGAAGCGTTTGTAATCGTGACTTGCTTGCTACCATTCAAAGCTACGGTAACATCTGCACAGGTAACGATTGCAGAGATATACGTTGAAGTTGTTGCGCGTGATACAAGATATAACCCTTGGATGGCAGAAGTGGAAAATTGTTCGGAATGGACTGAAACAAGAAATACGTTTCCGGTTGTGGCAATTACCGGATTGAGCGTAATTGTTTGCCCAGTAAGGTATTGGCTATTTACCCGGTCTAGCTGGGTAGCTCCATTGACAAAG